ACACTACTTGAGAATCACAACAAGTGGCGCAGAGGTGATGATACTTTAGAGATGGCAGAGCCTAAAGATTTAGGAATGGCGATTGAGTTGATTGTAGAACATTTTAACACCAAAGAGAAATGAAAGACCAACTACTCAACCTAATGAACCGCGACCTAGAAGAGAACGGTATAGAAAATAACTAGCTTATGGACCTAAAAGAATTTGAGCAGCTACTAAAGGCTCACGATTGGCTTTACCAATACCAAGACAATTACAGAAAGTGGGAGTACGGAAGTAACCAACGCCGCCACATATTGCAAGTGGTAGAGGAGCTAGGAGAACCCGCTAAAGAATTATACGAAAGCTATAGCGCCAAGTATAGCAGATGAGAAAAAAAGAAATAGTACTAAACTTGGGGAAGGTCCCCAGCTTAAATAGTTTTTATGCCGGCTCCCATTGGACAAAAAGAAAGCGCGCTAAAGATGCAACGCTTCAAGAGATTAAAGAGCAACTGGTCCCTAATACGGGAGCTCCTTACAATAGCTTTAGACTTGTGGCGTATGTCCGTTACCGTTACGACTTGGATAATAGTATTATCGCTGTTAAATTCACTAGCGACGCTCTTAAAGCGCTGGGGTACATTATCGACGATAGCCCTAAATACTTTCGAGAGTGTTTTTTGGTATGGTCGCAACAAATACCAAAGGACACGGCAAAAATTATAATAAGCCTAACGGATGAACACCCGGAATAAAGGAGCCCTAGCCGAGTATAGATTTATAAGCACAGCCATAAGCTTAAACCTGCGCGTCCTAGCTCCCGCAGTTGAGGGTTACCCTTACGACGTAGTTATAGATAATGGTAGCCGCTTTTACCGTATCCAAGTTAAGTACGCAGCTAGAGACAAAAGACTAGAGAAAGGCTTTAGCGTAATGACCCAGCGAAGGGTAAGCAGCACTAAAGCAATTTATAAGAGATACACAGCAGAAGAGGTAGACTTTTTCGCGGTCTACATTTGGTACATAGATACCTTTTTTATTATACCGTTCGAAGCGGTAAAGGGGAACAGCATAGGCTTAAACCTAGCAAACGATAACAACAAATACACAGCCTATAAAAATAACTGGAGCTTACTACTACGAAAATGACAACACAAACCGCAGCACAGAAATACTTAGAATATGGCTATAGCCCTATTCCTTTAGTAAGTGGCCAGAAGAGGCCCCTACTTAAGGACTGGACCAAATACAAAGACCAACCTATAGAAGACCTTAACCTATTCAGTACGGACAGCTTAGGCCTAGTATGTGGGTACAACGGTCTAGAGGTATTAGATATAGACGCAAAGCACTTCGAAGGGGACGAGTTTAAAGAGTACATAGAGCTACTAGAGACTAATGGCCCCGGCATACTCCAAAAGCTGGTAATACAGCAAACCCCTAGCGGAGGCTTCCATTTCCTTTACCGGTGTGAGGTAATAGAGGGTAACCAGAAGCTAGCAAAGAACAAAGCTAAAGAGGTAACCTTTGAGACTCGAGGCGTAGGGGGTCAAGTGGCAGCTTGGCCTACTCCCGGCTATAAGCTAGAGACTAAAGCTAGCGCTATACAGTACATTACTCCAGAGGAGCGCGATATATTATTAAGCTGCGCTAGAGAGCTCGATAAGACACCTATAGTAGAGGTAACTTATTCGTTACCTAAGCAAGCTTTAGAACATAACGAGGAGCTTACCCCGTGGGCCGATTATAACGCCCGTATGGACTGCCTAACGCTCTTACAGAGCCACGGCTGGACCATAGTAAGAGAGGACTCTAAATATATCTATGTAAAGCGCCCGGGAAATACAGACGCTAGAGACAGCGGTAAAATATTTAAAGACAGCGGTAAGCTTTGGGTATGGTCTACCAGTACAGAGCTCGAGGCAGAAGTATTATATAATCCCTTTGCCCTGCTTACAGCCCTAGAGTATGGTAACGACTTTAAAGCAGCTGGCAGAGCTCTAAAAGAAGAGGGCTACGGTTACCAAGCTCCAAAGAAATTAAACGAGGTAGAGAAGTACGAGGAGGCACTAAGCGAACCAACAGAGAGCGAAGAGCCTACCGAGGACTTACTAGCTAAATACTTGCTAGACCCTACAGAAGAAATAAAGAACCCCCCAAGCGTATTAGAGCTACGTATAGGCATTGCAAGCCATATAATAGGCACAGCGGGCAATATTAGCCTAATCCAAGGGAAAGCTAAGAGCCGTAAGAGTTACTTCGTTAGCGCCCTCGCTAGCGCTTGTATTAACGAAGGCTATAGCGACAGTATTATAAAGGCCGGTATAGTAAAGGGTAAGGTGGCTTACTTCGATACAGAGCAGGGCGATTACCACGCCCAGAAGGTAAACCAGCGTATACTTAGTAGGGCCGGCATACCAGTAGAGAAAGGCCAAGAGTATTTAAAGTATTTCGCACTACGTAGAGCAGATACTAACGCGGACCGTCTCGCTATTGTGGAGTACGCAATAAAAAAGCTAGAGGGCTTAAGCCTTGTTATTATCGATGGTGTAGTAGATATAGCCAACGGGGTAAACGAAGAGCCCGAAGCCATAGCTTTAGTAGCTCGCTTAATGAAGATAAGCGCAGAGAAAAATATACACCTCGTTACAGTACTCCACGAGAACAAAGCAGACCGAAGCGCTAAAGGGCACCTAGGTAGCTACCTCGTACAAAAGAGCGAGACCGTTTACGGTGTAAGCAGAAGCGAAGACGGAGCTACAACAACTATAGAAGGACTCTACACACGTAACGCACCTTTCCCGGACCTCGAGCTTATGGTAGAGGGTCAAGAGATAACCTTAAGCGTAAAAGAGCCAGAAGGGTTAGCGGGTAAAGAATGGAGCCCGACAGACCTAGACCGACTAGCTAAAGCGGTAGTAGGAAAGACAATAAACGGAGCGAAAACCTATATACGAGATGTTGAGCGCTGTAAGATGCAAGAGGCTTCTAAAGCTGTTAGCTTAATGGAAGCAGCAAAAATAATAACCTACACGGCAGAAAAATACCCAAAAATTTGCTTAGCTTTAGACAATGATATATATATTACAGAGGACCCGCCCTTTTAGATATGTGGATAGAAATAGCTAAAAATACTTACGCCCAAGCCAAAGACGAGCAAGACGCCGAGCGTATCCGCGCGAAGTATAAAGACTATAAAAAGAAGCAGGGCGACCTTACCAGCCGCCATTATATTGTAAACTACATAGAAGAGACAAACTTTATAAAATGAAACTAAGCGAACACTTAACCCTAAAAGAAGTAACCTATAGTACCACAGCTATAAAGCACGGTATAAATAACGAGCCAGTAATAGGACAGCTTGAGGTATTAAAGCAAATGGCCGGCACAATCTTTGAGCCTTGCCGGGAGTTTTGCGGTGGACCTTTAAAGGTTACCAGCGGTTACAGAGGACCAGATTTAAACAAGCGTATAGGAGGCGCTTTAAGCTCGGACCATTGCATAAGCGACCACGCTACCGCTGCACTAGATTTAGACTGCGACGTATATAATAACAGCACGAACGCAGACCTCTTTTACTTCATTAAGGAGAACCTACCCTTTAAGCAGCTTATCTGGGAGTTTGGAGACGAGGACCAGCCTAACTGGGTGCACGTAAGCTGGAGTAAAAATATGTACTTAAATAAGCGCGAGGTACTCGTAGCTAAGAGAGTAAGCGGGCGCACTGTCTATGAGCATTGGAAGAAAAAATAAAATAATAGAATACGTAATAAGTATGGAGGTCGGAGCTATTGCCCCAATAAGCGACCCGACCGCAATACAATTACTAGAGGAAGTAAATAACGGTAAAGCATTAGGAAAATGTCTACTAATAACGAATACACATATAAAGAAGCTGTGCGCCTCAGCGCTAGAAAAAAAGTTAAAGGGATTAATCTAGAAGCCTTCGAGGAGTTTGCTAGACTATGGGACGCTAGAGAGTATACGCTAGCCAATGAGGTAAGGACCGACGCTAAAGACGAGGGCTTTTACTTGGCCGTCAGCTTTATGAATCAATATACGGACGTATGACAGAGCCCGACCTTTTTTACGCATTTAAGAAGGCTTACCTGCCAGACCTAAAGGTAGCTGTAGATAGTTACAGCCCCTTCGATGCTATTTGCCATACGGCTAAAGTAGTAGTGGAGTTTAAGTGTAGACGTATGCACTACCACAACCTTCTACTAGAGTGGCCTAAATACGAAGCACTACTAAACCGAGCAGCTAACAGAGGCTATACACCGGTATACATTTGCAGTACTCCTTTAGGCGTCTGGGCTTGGAACCTTACACACCTAGACCTTAAATGGTATAAGAGAGAGCTACCAAAGCAGACAGACTTTAGTAATAACACACCAGTAATAAAACAAGTAGCTTACCTAGATATAGAAGACGGTAGCTACTTAAGTAGAATAAAGGTATGAGTATTAACCTACATTTAGGAGACTGTTTAGAGGCTATGCGAGCTATGCCCGATAATGCCTACGAGCTTGCTATAGTAGACCCGCCTTATGGTATTGGGTTTAGTGCTTATGAGCGCGGAGGCTCTAGTCAAAAAACTAGAGAAAGATTTACCAAGTCCGGTAAGAAAGATTGGGACAGCGATATACCTACAGACAATTATTTTACAGAGCTTGAAAGAATAGCTAAAAATTATATAGTTTGGGGAGGTAATTACTTTCCTCAACTATGGAAAAATGGGTGTAAGGGTTTTATTTTTTGGTACAAAGGAAACCCAGTACCAAACTTTGCAGACGGCGAATTAGCTTATACTAGTTTTAATAAAGTAGCTAGGCAGTTTGATTATCGTTATTATGGAGGTTTAGAGGGTAATACCTCTGCTAGCGAGAAATTCCACCCTACCCAAAAGCCCGTAAAGCTTTACGAATGGCTATTAGATAACTACGCTAAAGAAGGCGACCGTATACTAGATACGCACTTAGGTAGTGGCTCTATAGCTATAGCTTGCCATAACCGAGGCTATAGCCTAGACGCTTACGAGATAGACGAAGAATATTATAACGCAGCTAAGGAGCGCTTACGCGTACACCAAAGCCAACTAACTATATTTTAAAAATGAGAATAAAAGAAATAGACGAGGTACTGCACCGCAACGCACAGCTATTCCAGCAGCTAGGAATAGACAGCACAAAGACAGAGAAGGCAGCAGCTAAAGTACAAGAGCGTAAGAACCTACGCAGCGTACGCCACTACGCGCCGGAGCTAATAGATAGACTACTTAACGACGGAGATAAGTAATGCCTTATATACCGAAGAAAGGAACGCCTAAGCCTTGGATGGCCAAGCGCAAGACCTTTGCCGGTAATAAAGGCGAAGACTCCGACTTCTACAATAGTAGAGACTGGCGCAAGCTCCGGGCTTACGTATTAGCTGGGGAGCCGCTATGCAGAGAATGTAACGCAGTAGCTACAGTAGTAGACCACATAGAGCCAATACGATTAGGCGGTAGTAAGTGGAGCCACAATAACCTACAACCTTTGTGCGCCAGCTGCCATAATAAGAAGAGCCGAAGCGAGCGAGGTAAATAATATACCTAGGGGGGCCTTAAATGTCCTCTCTTTTTTGCTGTACATCGACGCGCAAAAAG